TGATAAGATTCTCTTTAAAGACTTTCAGATCATTAATGAACTGACTACCTTTATTGAAAAGAAGAACTCCTTCGAAGCAGAAGATGGTTGTCACGATGACTTGGTGATGTGTCTGGTGATGTATGCTTGGGCAGTGGCTCAGGATTACTTCAGAGAGATGACAGATCAGAATGTCAGAGAGGAACTTTATGAGAAGGATAAGAGTCAGTTAGAGGAAGATATGGCACCTTTTGGATTCATTGTAGATGGGTTGGATGAGGATCAGGAGGTTACAGATGGCGAGGTATGGACTAAGACTACCTGGAATGAAGATCCATATTGGGACAAATACAAACCAAAAGTAGATGAATATGGAATGGCAAACAGTGATTGGCAGTTTGCTGGTGGTACTCAAAACAACGATTGGTACTAACTGAGTTTTTGTCTTCTTCTACCACCTTACAATAGGTATCATATTGAATCACGTAGCCTCTGTGAAAGTATAGTTTTCTCTAAATAGTAGAGATAATTCCTATTATCGGAGATAATACAGATGGTTATTAAGACCGCCTCTCCAGGTGTGATCGTCAATGAAGTCGATCTTACTAGGGGAACTAGTGATGCTATCACTACTAATGTTGGTGGAATGGTTGGTCCTTTCGAAAGAGGCCCTGTTAACGAGTTAGTTCTTGTTGAAACAGAAGCCGAACTTCAGAGAACCTTCGGGAACCCAACAACTGAGAATGCAGAATACTGGTATACAATTTCAAACTTCCTAGAATATGGTGGAGTTTGTTATGTGATTCGTTGTGACGACGCTTCTGGTGGCGCACAACTTATGAAGAACTCTGTTACCAATGGTAGCGCAGTTTATATCCAGAACCGTGATGATTTCGAAGAGACCTTTGATGACGGTCTTTCACTGCCAGCTTACTTTGCTGCTAAAACACCTGGTACATTTGGTAACGCTCTTGGCGTAGCAATCATTGACTCAGGTGCTGATCAACAGGTCAAACTTGGCACGACTACAATCAAGAACAACGTTGGCACTGTAATTTCTAGTGACACACGTCCTTCGACGGCGACACTTCCTGGTACAGTAACTGCTACCTATGAAGCAGTTCAAGCACCAGATTTTGTTGCACCTGCACCATTCGCACCTGTAATTACAGCTGGAATACTTAATGTCAACATTAGCGGCGGTAATCAAACTATTGCCGGTGTGACAACGGCAGATGGAGACAGAGTTCTTCTTACCGGTCAGACTAACGCTAAGACGAATGGTATTTACATTGCTGANGCTGNAGCAGAATGGGTAAGAGCAGATGATGCNGATGCANCNGCTGATTTCCAATACGGCAAACCGGTTACAGCAGCTGGTGGAACCAACGCTGGCATCTATTACTACACAGGATCAGACGATCCTCTAGTTTCGTTGGTCGGTGATGATATTGAATTCTCAACAACGAATCCGGTGGACTCTACCTTAGATTTGTTCCAGTTTGTGACTCTTGGTAATCCTTTAGGTGGTGGTGCAGCAACTGGATACATTTCCAGTATCGACACAACCACTAACACTTACGTCATCGCAATTGCTTCTGGTACTTTTGTTGATGCCATTGGCGTTGAATCGCATCTGTTGACAGATGGTGAAGAAGTAACAGGCACCATCACTGCTGCTGAAGCTGTTTCTACAGTGACTTTGTATCAGAAGTTAACTGCCGATACTAACACTATAATGAGCGTACTTCTTGACAATAAGAAGTATACAGTTGCACAAGGTGTCAATCTTTTCGGTTTCAAGGCAAAGCCCATTTCTGGTGACATTGGTGTGTCTACCGCTGGTGTGACTTATGCTTACGTTAAGACCATCAATCAGTGGGTCGCTACTTTCGTATTGAAAGTGGGTAGTGTTATTAGTGACACAACTCCAACTTTCTATCAACTCACATCTGCTGAGTCTTGGTATAATGAACAGATTGCCTTTGGTGGTATTCCCTGGTATCGTTTCGCAAGTCGTCCTGGTACTTCCCTGAATGCCTTGGACAGAGGAGCAAGCAATGACGAAGTAAACATCGTTGTTTATGACGCCACTGGCGATGAGACTGGTTCTCAGAACAACCTGCTTGAGTCATACTTCGGTGTGTCTAAGTTGAAAGGAACTCTTACTCCTGAGGGAGATAGAAATTACTATAAAGATGTCATCAACACTAGGTCTGGTTACATCTACGCTGGTACAGCACTTCCTGAAATTTCTACAGGAACATTGAACGATAACCGCACGCCTGTTGGCTCGCAAATTACATCAGGAGCCAATGTTGATTACATCATCCCAGCGCACTTTGCGTTCCAAGGTGGCGTAGATCAACTCGTCGCATCTCTCGGCGAAAGACAGATTGCTTACAACAAGTTTGCAACTGAGAACCTTTCAGTTCTTGATTATATCCTTCAAGGACCTGCAGGTGGTTCACTTAGTGAGTCTACTGCCATTGGTAACTTCCTGATTAACATCGTGGAAGAAAGAAGAGATTGCATGTGCTTCCTCTCACCTCCTCGTTCTTACGTGGTAGGTCAGGCAGACTCCGAGACGGTCACTAGAAACCTAGAAATCTGGGCAGACGCTCTTTCGTCTTCCTCTTACGCTGTGTTTGATAGTGGTTACAAGTACACCTTCGATAGGTTCAATGACGTTTATCGTTACATCCCATTGAATGGTGACACTGCTGGAACCCTGGTATTTACTTCTAACGAAGCAGAACCTTACTACTCTCCCGCTGGTGTATCCAGAGGACAGATTCGTAACGTCGTTAAACTTCCTTATAATCCAGCTAAGTCACAAAGAGATATCTTGTACACTTCAAGAATCAATCCTATCGTGACATTCCCTGGTGAAGGAACTGTTCTCTTCGGAGACAAAACCGCCCTGGGTTATTCCTCAGCATTCGATCGCATCAACGTCAGAAGGCTCTTCCTTATCGTTGAAAAAGAGATCGCTGAGATCTCCCGTGTTAACCTGTTCGAGTTCAACGATGATGTGACTCGTACACTGTTTAAGAACAACGTTAACCCATTCCTCAGAGACATTCAGTCCAAGCGTGGAATGTATGACTTCCTGGTTGTTTGTGACACCACTAATAACACTCCTGAGATCATTGATCGCAACGAGTTTATTGCTGACATCTACATCAAACCTGCTAAGTCTATCAACTTCATCACCCTGAACTTCATCGCAACGAAGACAGGAGCAACCTTTGATGAGTCCGTCGGACTCTTTAGAGGAACCACAAGCACAACCGGCGCTTAATTAAAAATGGCATATCCAAGAAGTATCGAAGAGTTTAAAGCCGTCCTTCAAGGTGGTGGGGTTCGCCCCACCATGTTCCAGGTGGAAATGGCTTTCCCAGAAGCAGTGGTTGTCGACCCTACACAGGCCGACAATGAAGGTACTTACCTCATCAAAGCTGCTCAACTCCCTGCATCCTCAGTGGGCTTCATTGAAGTTCCATTTAGAGGACGTAAATTGAAAGTATCTGGAGACAGAACTTTCGAAGACTGGTCAGTAACAGTCACCAATGATGTCACTTTTGGACTCCGTAAGGGATTCGAGAAGTGGACAGAACTTATTCAGAACATGAACTTCGCTCTCGGCGCTAACGAACTGAACGATTATTTCGCTTCAGCAGTTGTTAGACAGCTCGACCGCGACGGCAACCAACTCAGAGCTTATCGCTTTGAGGGCATCTGGCCTACTGAGGTAGCTGCTATTGAGCTCGACTTCGACACTCAAGACTCAGTCGAAGAATTCGGAGTCACATTCAAAGTCCAGTACTGGAGTGCGATTCAAGATGGAGATCCTTTGACCTCCGCTATCGCAGTCAATCCTGTTCAGGACAAGAGCGCAATCAGATCCTGATATTATTATCAGAATATACAGAGGAGAAGTGGGTTTCATTTCTCCTCTTTTTGCTGCTATAAATAGTANTATAGGATAATAGGTAAGTACCTCCGTGAATTCATACCAAGGACAGAACCAAAATAGTAGATTATTTGGCTTCTCTTATAAGGAAGACGAGCTAGAACAAATCTCCAAGATTTCTCCAGTTCCACCTAACATGGACGACGGTGTTACTGTCGCTGCTGGTGGACTATACGGATATTCTGTTGATCTTGATCAATCAGCAGGTAAAGATTATGAACTCATTCGTAGATATAGATGCATGGCTATGCATCCAGAAATTGATTCGGCTGTAGAAGATATTGTAAACGAAGCAATTGTTGCAGATACTAATAATCAACCTGTCGCTATTGACCTTTCTAACCTTGACGTTAGTGAAAGAATCAAGACTATTATTAGAGAAGAGTTCTCATACATCCTTCACCTCTTAGACTTTAACAATAAAGCACACGAGATGTTTAGGCGGTTCTACGTTGATGGTAGGATCTTCTATCAGAAAGTAATTGATCTCAATGCACCTGAGAGAGGCATCACAGACATTCGTAACATTGATGCTCTGAAGATCAAACCTGTCAGAGAGTATAAGCAGAACGGTCCTCCAGAACCTAACCTAAAGAACACTAATAGAACTTATTCTAGTAACACTACTGGAGCATTTGGTAAAGCATCACAACAAATGCCTGCCAGAGTAATGGAGTATTTCC